TTTAACATAATGAAATTAGATAACGGACAATTTGCCGCACAACCAAATAACAGAATGAAATGGTTCGAACAAAGTTTAATAAGTTCAGAAACTAAACAAGCAGACTTCAGAGTAAGCACAAAAGTATTTTCAGTTGAAGATAATCCAAAATGGTCAGCGAATCACGGTGACGGAACAACCTGGCAATACGAATTAAAAGAAACCAAACCTAAAACAGGTCTTGACAAATAAGTTTTAATTAAGTATAATACATTAATTAACAAAGGAGATTCACATGAGTGGAAAAGTTTTCGGTGCAGAAGAAAAAGCCAAATTGATGCAAGTTATTAATGATGGTGCAAACGTAATGCAAGAAGTAACAGATCTAAAAGAAGGTCTAAGAGATACTGTAAAAGCAGTATCAGAAGAACTAGATGTAAAGCCTAGTTTGATTAACAAAGCAATTAGTATTGCACATAAATCTAATTGGGGAGAAGTTTCAAGCGATTTTGATGATCTTGAAACAATCATTGTTACAGTTGGTAAGGACAAGTAGTTGAGCAAACTTACTAACTTTTTTAAAGAAAGTTATAATTCTAATCCAATTGCATTTTATCTAGAAATGATAAGTGCAATTACTGTTATTATTGGAAGTGCAATTTTAACTTACACGGTACTTACACCAAGACCAGATCTTTTTATTCCTTTTTATTGGGTAGGAAGTGTTACTGGTTTTTTTGGTGCGTACTATAGAAAGGCGGCCTGGGTAATGGTGTTGACTACATGGTTTACTGCTATGAACACTATTGCACTATGGCGATTATTTTTATGAAATATGTAGTAGATATAGATGGAACTATTTGTAAAACTAAAGGCAGTGATTACGAAAATAGTAAACCAATCAAAGAACGAATACAAAAAATGAATGACCTTTATGATGAAGGCCATGAAATACATTATTGGACTGCAAGAGGAGGAAACTCCGGAATTAATTGGGCAGTACACACCAAAGAACAATTTGCAAAGTGGGGTGTCAAGTATACAACACTTGCAATGAAGAAACCTGTATATGATATATGGGTAGATGACAAGGCACAAAACGCAGAGGATTTTTTCGCCAAATAGGTTGACAATTTAATTTACAAATGCTATACTATAGAAACTTAGGAGATTTATGGCAATAGACATTCGTAGAAACTATACGGCAAATAATGAGTACGAAGACAAAGAGGCACAACAGGCAGAATTAGATAAAAAGATGAAAGAGTTCCTTAAGAAGGGTGGTAAAATAGAGATTGTTCCACCGGGAGCGGCACAAGGAGCAGGTGGTTTAGATATGCGACCACATTGGACTGATGCTGAACTTAAGGAAAAATGGAGGCAAGAAAATGGCATTAAAGAAGAACCAAAAAAGAAAAAAGGCAGAAGAAAACGTAAAAAGTAAACCATACCAACCATTGGCTTGGTTTTTTACTATAACTTTGATACTTGCGGCAACAATGGCCGCTTTTAATATGTATCCTTGGTACAGTTATGCTTTTACAGTTTCTAATTTAGGTTGGGTATTGATAGGCTATCTTTGGAAAGAAAAATCCTTGATTGTTTTGAATGCAGGCCTTACAATAATTTATATAGTCGGATTAGTTAGTGATAACTATATGTGATGAAGGTACAGTCGGCCATAAGCGACTTATTTTGGTATTGTCAGCCGGAAGTGACAAATGGAGAATAGATGAGTTACGTAGACGCCCTTTGGGATAGAGACAAAGATATAATTAAAGTTGTTGAACGTGTAAACGGACAACGTGAATTCAAAGACTTTCCTGTTAGATATGTGATGTATTACAAAGACCCACGTGGTAAGTACAAGTCCACGTTTGGTGATTCATGCACAAGAGTTGTATGCAAAAGTTGGAAAGACTTTTTAAAAGAACAAAAAATTAATAAACATCGTGGTTTGTTTGAAGCAGATATTAATCCTGTATACAGACTGCTTGAAGAAAATTATTTAGGTAAAGATGCGCCTAATCTAAACAAAGCATTTTTTGATATTGAAGTTGATTTTGATCCTGAACGTGGTTACAGTTCACCTGAAGATCCTTTTACTCCAATTACTGCAATTACTGTACACTTACAATGGTTAGATAGTCTTGTAACACTTGCACTTCCTCCTAAGACACTTACAATGGAAGAAGCAAAAGAACAATGTAAAGACTTCCCAAACACACATTTATTTTCAAGCGAAGCAGAAATGCTTAATACTTTCTTAGATCTTATTCAAGATGCAGATATAATAAGTGGTTGGAACAGTGAAGGTTATGATATTCCTTATACAGTAAATAGAATTACAAGAGTGCTTTCTAAAGAAGACACAAGACGTTTTTGTTTATGGGATCAATATCCAAAGAAAAGAACTTATGAAAAGTTTGGAAGAGAGCAGGAAACCTATGACCTAATAGGCAGACAGCATTTAGATAGTTTAGAACTTTATCGTAAATACACATATGAAGAAAGACACACTTATAGACTTGATGCCATTGGTGAAATGGAAGTCGGCGAAAAGAAAACTGTTTATGAAGGTACCCTCGATCAACTTTATAACAATGACTTCCGAACGTTTATCGAATACAACAGACAAGACGTTGCACTACTGGACAAGTTGGACAAAAAACTAAGGTTTATTGACCTTGCAAATGAACTTGCTCATGCAAATACGGTTTTGCTACCCACTACTATGGGTGCGGTGGCAGTTACAGAACAAGCAATTATAAATGAAGCACACATGCGTGGCTTTGTAGTTCCTAATAGAGTTACTAGAGATGCACTAGGAGATACAACAGCCGCGGGTGCCTATGTGGCATATCCTAAAAAAGGATTGCATGATTGGATAGGATCTATGGATATTAATTCACTGTATCCTAGTGTGATTCGTGCTTTGAATATGGACCCTGCAACAGTGGTTGGACAATTACGTGGAGAGTACACAGAAGAATATGTTAAAAATGAAATGACCCTACGTAAAAAATCATTTGCGGCGGCTTGGGAAAATCACTTCGGAAGTTTAGAATATGACTTTGTAATGGAGCAACGTAAAGACAAACAGATTACTGTCGATTGGGAGAATGGTGAATCTGATATAATGAGTGCTTCTGAAGTATACAAACTTATATTTGAAAACAATCAACCGTGGGTGTTAAGTGCAAATGGCACAATCTTTACAACTGAGTATGATGGCATTGTTCCTGGATTACTTGAACGTTGGTATGATGAACGTAAAGAATTACAAGCAAAGAAAAAAGAAGCCATCGATGCAGGAAATAAAATAGAAGAAGCATTCTGGGACAAAAGACAACTTGTTAAAAAGATTAACCTAAATAGTTTATATGGTGCTATCCTAAATCCAGGTTGTAGATTCTTTGATAAACGTATAGGACAATCTACAACACTATCCGGTAGAACTATTACAAAACACATGGCCGCTAAAGTAAATGAGATTATTACAGGTACATATGACCATGTTGGTAAAAGTATTATATATGGTGATACAGATAGTTGTTACTTTACTGCATATACAAGCCTAAGGCCTGAAATTGATAAAGGCGATATTGAATGGGGCAAAGATAAAGTAACTGAATTGTATGATACAATATGTGATGAAGCAAACAAAACGTTTCCACAATTTATGAATGATGCATTTCATTGTCCAAGAAGTCGTGGTAAAGTTATTGCGGCAGGTAGAGAAGTTGTAGGTGAAAAAGGTTTATTCATTACTAAAAAACGTTATGCAATATTAATTTATGATCTTGAAGGACAAAGATTAGATGTTGATGGCAAACCAGGTAAAGTAAAAGCAATGGGTCTAGATCTAAAAAGATCTGATACTCCTGTGTTTATGCAAGACTTTTTAAGTGAAATATTGCTTTCAGTACTAACAGGTGCAAAAGAAGAACAAATATTAGAAAGCATAAGTGAATTTAGAACGCAGTTTAGAGGACGTCCCGGTTGGGAAAAAGGATCACCTAAACGTGCAAACAACGTAACAGATTATCTTGCCAAACAGAAAAAACATGGCAAAGTTAATATGCCTGGACACGTAAGAGCCAGCATAAATTGGAATACACTCAAAGATATGAACAGTGACAATTATAGTATGAATATTGTTGATGGAATGAAAGTTATTGTGTGTAAACTAAAAAATAATCCTATGGGGTATACTTCGGTTGCATATCCTACAGACGAACTAAGATTGCCAAGTTGGTTTCAAGAACTTCCGTTTGCTGATGAAGAAATGGAAAGTGTTATTATTGATAACAAATTAGGCAACTTACTAGGCGTTTTGGATTGGGATATAAAATCAACCGAACAGAAGAATACGTTCAATAATTTATTTGACTTTGAATGATTTTCTAAATATAATATATGTTAACAGGAGATAAAAAAATGAAAGACATATTACAAGACATTGTTGCACATACACACGCACTTGGCTTTCTTAACATTGTTAAGGTAAACGGTGATGATGCACAAACTGGTATTGATTCGATGGCAGAAGATAGATCAGTTATTCTACAAGCAAATACAAAGACTGCTCAAGTAGAACTAAAAGGCACGTTTGGTATGCCTAACCTAAATAAGTTAGACATTCACTTGAAGTGTCCTGAATACAAAGATGGTGCTTCTATTGATGTAGTAAGTGCTGATAGAAATGGTGCAACTATTCCAGTTGGTATACATTTTGAAAATGCAACTAAAGACTTTAAAAATGATTACAGATTCATGAATGCAGAAATTATTAATGAAAAATTAAAAACTGTAAAATTTAAAGGTGCAAGTTGGGACGTAGAAGTACAACCAACTATGGCGGCAATTCAAAGATTTAAATTGCAGGCTACTGCGAATGCAGAAGAAACAGTATTCACAGTAATGACTGACGGTGGAGATCTTAAATTTAAATTTGGTGATGCAAGTACACACGCAGGTGAATTTGTATTCCAACCAGGAATAACTGGTCAACTTAAAAATGAATGGGCATGGCCAGTAGCACAGGTATTAGCAATACTTGGACTAAATGGTGATAAAACAATGCGTATTTCAGATCAAGGTGCTATGCAGATAAGTGTAGACAGTGGTTTGGCAACGTATGATTATATACTGCCTGCTCAAAGCAAATAGGAGGCTTATGACTGATGATAGATCAGAAGATGCAACATATGAAAACGAAGGTGGTACAGTAACTATACCTTTAAAAGAGTATGACAAATTACGAGAAAGACAGTCTTACATTACTGATAAAAGTTTAATTGCAGTTATAGATAAGATTGAAGAACTTGTAAGAGCATTAAGAAAACACATTGTAAGGACGGACTTAGATTGAACACTAACTTAACAAACGAACAAAAAGATTACGCAATATTCCTCCCAGCGATTAGCGGGTTCTTTGCAACCTTTATCGGAAAACAAAGACGTGAAGAATATGTTGAACGTAGTCGTTTACCAAAGCACTTTACAAATGATGTAGAGAGCATGAACTGGTTGAACCCTGACAAAGGACTGTTTCAATATCACTGGAGTTTATACTCGGCAGGACACGCCGAACTAGACATAAACAAAGATGCTCCTAAGGAGTTAATGATTAGAGAACGTGATAGAGAGAACAGTTGGTTACTAGGTGACAGTGGTGGCTTCCAGATAGGTAAAGGCGTTTGGGAAGGTGACTGGAAGGATCCTAATTGTCCTAAAGCAAAAAAGAAACGTGAACAAGTGTTGACTTGGATGGACGCATATATGGATTATGGTATGATACTTGATATTCCTGCTTGGGTATCTAGATCTCCTGCTGGTGCAAAGGCAACTGGAATTAGTACATATCAAGAGGCTGTAAATGCAACACGTATTAACAATGATTACTTTATGAAAAATCGTAAAGGTAATTGTAAGTTTTTAAATGTTTTACAAGGTGAAAATCATGCTGACGCAGAAGATTGGTATCAGCAAATGAAAGACTATTGTGATCCTAAACTATATCCAGGCACACACTTCAATGGGTGGTCAATGGGTGGACAGAATATGTGTGATATTCATCTTGTATTAAAAAGACTTGTTGCTTTACGTTTCGATGGTTTCTTAGAAAAGGGTGTGCATGACTTTATGCACTTCTTAGGTACAAGTAAACTAGAGTGGGCAACACTACTTACAGATGTACAAAGAGCAGTACGTAAGTATCACAATCCTAATTTTACAGTGACATTTGACTGTGCAAGTCCGTTTTTGGCAACTGCAAATGGTCAAGTATATTGTGAACTAGAAACAAAAGATAGAACTAAATGGGTATATAGAATGGTGCCTAGCATTGATGATAAGGCACTTGCTACTGACACAACACCATTCGGTGATGCATTTGTCAGAGAAGGCAAACACAACAGTTTCTTAGATAGTCCTATAACAAAAGGATTAGAAGCGAAAGATGTTTGCATTTATGCTCCTGGCGACCTAAATAAGATCGGCAAGGAAGGCAAAACAAGTTGGGATAGTTTTAGTTATGCAATACAAATGGGACACAATGTTTGGATGCACATCAACGCAGTGCAAGAAGGCAATAGACAATACGACAAAGGAATCATTCCGTCAATGCTTGTGGAAGAGCAATTTGACAGGTTATTTTTCCGTGATGTTGTGGAGGCAATATTCGCAACTTCAAACAGAGATGAAGCGAATGCAATAATTGAAGAGTTTTCAAGATTCTGGATGTCAATAATTGGCACTAGAGGAGCAACAGGAAAGAAAACAGTAAATGCAAGTACACAATTTGGGAACTTGTTTGAGGAGGTATAAAAATGGCTCACCAAAAAAATAAAAATAAAAAACTATTGAAGTTACAAAACGAGCATCAATACTATGCAAAAAAGGTTGACGAAATAGAAAAAGAACGTACAATGTATAGAGACTATGACCATAAAGGTTTATTGTTACGTTTAAAGAAAATGAAATTGTTTATTAAAGATCAGATTGAACAATTAAGTAAAAACTTTAACCAAGGAGAAAAAAAGTTATGACAGAAGGATTTAATATCCCACTTACTACATTTAAAGTTAGAGAAGGTGATGTTGTATTAGAAAAAGGTTGCAGTTTTGACGAAGGTATATGGACTGAAAAGACTACTGATGATTACTTCAAAGGTAAAAGAGTAGTATTGTTCAGTTTGCCTGGCGCATTTACTCCAACTTGTACATCAACACAACTTCCTAGTTTTGAAGAAAACTATGAAAAGATCAAATCAATGGGCGTCGATGAAATATATTGTTGTTCAGTAAATGACACATTTGTTATGAATGCTTGGGCAGAAGTGCTAGGTATTAAAAATGTAAAAGTTATTCCAGATGGATCTGGTAACTTTACAAGATATATGGGTATGCTTATTGGAAAGAACCACAGAGGTTTCGGCAATAGAAGTTGGCGATATATGTGTGTAATCAATGACGGCATAGTTGAAAAATGGTGGCAAGAACCAGGAATCAATAATGACGGAAAAGATGACGATCCTTATATTGAAACTACGCCTGACAATATGATGACATATTTACAGACAGCAAACTTAAAGGTAGTATAATGGAACGCAAGTACTCAAGTGGAACATTGGACGACGTGAATTACTTTACAGGATATGAAGTAGAAAAAACTCCTGCATATGATATGGATACTTTGTTTGTAGTTGGTTGTAGACCATTACAAGAAGTATTGGATAAAGCATATAAAAATCATGTTGAACACATCTACTTGGGTGCTAACCAAAGTTTTGTTCCCAAAGAAGATTGGGAAGATCTAGTTATGGGGTTACTTGACAAGAAGTTTATGGTTACTTTAGA